ATGTTCGGTAACTGAATTATTTTCGCTCGTGTGGCTGTTGCTGCGGTCGGCAGTTTTCTGCATAAGTGAGGAACGCTTTGAAATTGGTAATTTTGCCACAAAACATCAAAGCGTATGAAAACAGAAAAAATGAAGGTGTTGCTCTACCTCAAAAAGAGCGGTCTGGACAAGTCGGGCAAGGCACCGATTATGGGACGCATTACCATTGGACGTTCCATCGCGCAGTTCAGTTGCAAGATCTCCTGCAATCCTGACTTGTGGAATCACCGTGAGAGCAGAATGGACGGAAAAAGTCGTGAGGCGGTGGAGGTGAATGGCAGGTTGGAGAACTTGCTGCTGTCCATCCAGTCAGCCTATCAGTCTTTGCTTGCAAGAGGTTGCCCATTTGACGCAACCGATGTGAAGGAACTGTTTCAAGGCAGTGTGCAGACACGGTGCATGCTCATCGAAAGGCTTGATATGCTCATCAAAGAGAAAGAAAGTCATATCGGTGTAGACCTCAGAAAAGAGTCAATGGCAAGCTATCACTCCACGAGAATCCACTTGCAGGAGTTCATCCAAGCGAAGTATAAGGTTTCTGACTTAGCCTTCTCACAACTGACAGAGAACTTCATCCATGAGTTTCAGCAGTACTTCTTGGGAGAGTGTGGATTTCAGGAGAGCTCATTCTACAATGTCGCCACCCATTTGAAAACGGTATGCAGGCTGGCTTACCGTGAGGGGTTGGCAGACATCCTGCTTTTCGACAAAGTCAAAATAAGCAAGGGTAACAAGAAACTCCCCAAAGCACTTGACAGAGGGGCATTTGAGAAGTTAAAGACTCTCCACTTTGAGGACTTGGAGGAGGAAATGGAAACGGCAAGGGATATTTTCCTCTTTGCCTGTTATACGGGTGCTGCGTATTGTGATTTGATGGAACTGGACAAGTCCCATCTTGTGCGTGATGACGAGGGTAGCCTTTGGCTGAAGTTCAACCGCCAAAAAACAGGTGTGCCTTGTCGTGTCAAACTGCTGCCCGAAGCCATACGGCTGATGGAGAAGCTCCACAGCGATGAAAGGGAAACATTGCTCCCCTTCATGGGATATGCCACTTACCAATCTTATTTGAAAGCCCTGCGGCTTCGTGCAGGCATCTCGTTTCCTTTTACCACACATACGGCAAGGCACACATTTGCCACGCTCATCACGCTTGAACAGGGTGTACCCATTGAGACCGTTAGTAAGATGCTGGGGCATTCCAACGTGAGCATGACCGAGCGTTATGCAAAGGTAACCCCACAGAAACTCTTTGAGGAATTTGATCGTTTCCTTTCTTTCACTGAAGATATGCAGTTAATAATCTAATTCCTATTTTTTCTATCTTATCATTATTCATTATTCAAAACCACCAAGACAATGAGAAGTACATTCAAGATACTGTTCTATATCAACAGACTGAAAACAAAGGCAGACGGCAATACCGCCATTCTCTGCCGTATCACCATAGACGGAAAGAACACAGCCATTACCACAGGCGAAGAGTGCCATCCTGCCGAGTGGAACACCAAGCAGGGGTTGACAACCAATAAGAAAACAAACCAGAGAATCATTGAGTTCAGGGATTTGGTGGAAAAGACCTATCGGGACATTCTTGTAATGGATGGAGTGGTAAGTGTGGAACTTATCAAGAACCGCTTACAAGGCATTGCCACTAATCCGACAACGCTCCTTGCCATGAGTAAGGCAGAATTGCAATCCGTCAAGGAGAGCGTAGGCAAGTCAAGGGCAGAGGGAACTTATCTGAATCTGTTCTATTCTGACAGAAATCTCCGTGAATTTGTCGAAAACAAAGGAGTGCAGGACATACCCATTGGAACCATTACAGAGGACTTGTTCGAGGAATACCGTTTCTTTCTGAAAAAGCGTGGACTGAGAGCATCCACCATCAACAACAATCTCTGCTGGCTGAGCCGACTGATGTTCCGTGCGGTCAGCAAGAGGATTATTCGCTGCAATCCCTTTGAGAATGCCAAGTATGAGAAGGAGGAAAAGAAGATACGTTTTCTGCAAAAGAGCGAGGTGATGAAACTTATGTCAATGAGGATGAACGACAAGGAAACAGAGTTGGCAAGACAGATGTTCATCTTTTCTTGCTTTACAGGCTTGGCTATCTCAGACATGGAAAATTTAGAAAACAAGCATATCCAAACGACAGCTAACGGACAGAAGTATATCCGCAAGGAACGTCAGAAGACCAAGGTTGAGTTCATCGTGCCGTTACATCCCATAGCTGAAGCCATCATCAACTATTGCAGGAGTGAGAAGAGGAGAAGTGAGGAACAGCAGACGGTGAAAGAAAAAGGCGACCACCTTGTCTTTCACCGTAATTGCAGCCGTAGTGTCATGGATACCAAACTGAGCATCGTGGGAAAGGCTTGCGGTATCCGCCAAAGACTTTCCTTCCACATGGCAAGACATACATTCGGCACGATGAGCCTAAGCGCAGGTATTCCTATTGAGAGCATAGCCAAGATGATGGGACACGCCTCCATATCAAGCACTCAAGTTTATGCGCAGGTAACGGATAACAAGATTTCGGAGGATATAGACAGGCTCATAGCCAAGCAATCGGTAAGGGAGAAAGAAATGCCGAAGAGAGAGGCTTGTGAACCTTCGGATATTGTAACCTGTAAAATGGAGGAAACGGCATGAAGACAAACAACAACCTAAAAATAAGAACAAACACTGCCAATCATCGCAGCTATTTTGATTGGGGCAGCAAAATGCAAGTCATTCGCAAAGGAAACGGAGAGATAGCCATGACAGAGAGTGAACTTGTGAGGTTCTTCGGGGTAACATGGAGGAAAGTCAACCATAGGCTTCAAACAATAATGACATCTTCCGACCTGCATCCCAATGAAAGGAGTGCAGGCAAGGAAGATATTTAGGCAAGCGAACAACTAAAAGGTTATGCACCGCTCTATCCGCTCTCAGCAATCATTGCCCTCTCCTTTCAGTTAGACAGCACGGAAGCCCATTTGTTTAGAGAGTATGTCTGTCAGAGATTACAGAAGCCTGCATCCGTGATAACGCCGATATTCTTGCTCGGTAATACGAATAACTAATTGATTATTTCTTGTCTTTCCTTTTTCTTTCACTGATTACATCTTACTACATAACTACAATAAGAGATAACACGGTGAAAGAAAAAGGATTATGCCGTAGTTGGAAGAAAAAATAACTATTACTACCAAGTAACTACATTCTACACCAGTCAAATGCACTATACATAAAGTGATTCAATAAAAAACAGATTATAAAACAATTTAAGTACAATGCTTGTATTTTTTCAAATAGTTTGTTATCTTTGTAAGCAATATATTGATATAAAATGGCAAATAATGAACATATAGGTGTTACAAACCGCTTAAAAATTGTCCTTGTTGAACAAGGAAAAACAAATAGATGGCTTGCTGAGCAATTGGGCAAGACGGAGCATACTATATCTCGTTGGTGTCAAAACAAAACACAGCCAACGGTTTCAATATTGGGTGAAATTGCACAACTATTAGATGTAGATGTAAGGTTACTGATAAAATCAACAAAAGAATAATTGATGGGAACAAACTTCTTTACTAATGAAAATCAGAATACACTTTTAGAAAAAATAGAAGGTGTTTTCAAGTATAAGAAAGTGCATTTCTTCGATGTGCTTGTTGGTTATTTCCGTGCTTCAGGCTATTTCAAAATAAGGAAATTCATAGAACAAACTCCGAAAATAAGATTTCTCGTGGGTATTAATGTTGATAAACTTACAGTACAAGCCAATCAACAAGGACTCCTTTTCAATCCTGATGACGAACAATCTCAGGAAGAATTCTTTAGTGAGCTGAAAAAGAACATTCAGGAAGCACAATACGATAAGGACGTTGAAGATGGTATGCTCCAATTCATAGAGGACATTGTATCTGAGAAAATAGAAATGCGTATTCATCCCAAGCAAAATATCCACGCTAAAGTTTATATTTTTAGAGAAGAAGTATATCATCCGCATGGATATGGTTCTGTTATAACGGGATCAAGCAATCTTACTGATGCAGGACTGGAAAAGAATTTTGAGTTCAATGTAGAATTGCGCTATGACAATGACATTCAGTTTGCTGCCGAAACTTTTGACCGTTTATGGAATGAAGCAGTGGAGATAGACTTGTCACACATTGAAGCCATTAGGGATGAGTCCTATCTGAACCCAAACTTTACACCTTATGAAGTTTATCTGAAGTTCTTGCTGGAATACTTTGGAAAGAGCATCGAATTTGATCCTAATTCCGTATCAGATTTGCCAAAAGGCTTTAAGAAGCTATCCTATCAGGTCGATGCTGTAAACGATGGCTTCGCAAAAATGATGAAACATAATGGTTTTTTCCTCTCAGATGTCGTTGGACTGGGAAAGACCATAGTGGCAGCTTTGATAGCCAAGAAGTTTTTCTTTGCCAACGATTTTCCAACATATCGCTCTAATACTTTGGTTATAGTTCCACCAGCCTTGAAAGATAGCTGGGATGAGACTCTGACTAAATTCAAAATCGACAATTATAGTATTGTTACAAATGGAAGCCTGCACAGGATAAAAGATGCCTCTCTTTACGACTTGATCATTGTTGATGAGGCGCATAAGTTCCGTACTGACACAGCAACTATGTACAACGAACTCCAAAAGTTATGCAAGACACCCACTCGACACTTGCGTACAGACGGAACCACATACGAAAAAAAAATAATTCTCGTCTCGGCAACACCATTGAACAACAAGCCCGAAGATATTGCAAATCTTGTATATCTGTTTCAAGATTCTAAGGACAGTACACTCGAAGAAGGAAATCTGCAACGTTTCTTCAGAGAGCAGATTGATGCTTATAAGAAAGTGAAAGCTGAGAAAAACAACTCTGTCATTGCAAGTAAAGTAAGGAGCATTTACGAAAAAATACGCGTGAAAGTAGTAGAACCATTAACTGTTCGTCGTACACGCACAGACCTGTTGGAAAATGAAGCATACAAAAAAGATTTGGACGAGCAAGGAATTGTATTCCCAACAGTACATCAACCCCAGCCTCTGTACTATGAGTTAGATAAGGCTTTGAGTGCACTTTACGACAAGACCATCAACGTGTTGAGCAACAAGAAAGAAGGACTGACATATTTCCGATACCAAGCTATAAAATATCTTAGCGAGGACAAAAAAAAGAAATATAAAAAAGCCGATCAAATCTCGATCCAGTTGGCAGGAATTATGAAAACCTTGCTCGTTAAACGACTCGACAGTAGCTTTTACGCTTTCAAGCAGTCGTTGAAACGATACTATGAGGCAAACTGTGTGATGCTCAAAATGTTTGAGAAAGGTTCAATATACATTGCCCCAAATTTGAAGGTAAACGAACTATTGAGCAATGGGAAGGAAGACGAACTGATTAAATTAATTGAGCAGTCGGTATATACAGACCCCACGATAGAAGTATGTACGCCAGATGATTTCGTCAAACCTGTTTATGTAGATGGGTTGAAGCATGATGATGCTTTATTGAAGGATTTGGTAGCCGAATGGGACAAGATTGACTATGATCCGAAGCTGGATGTATTTCTTGATAAACTGAAAAATCAATTATTCGATAAATCTATTAATTTAGAGGGAAAATTGGTAGTGTTCTCTGAAAGCAAGGAAACAACAAACTATCTCTCAGAAAAGTTAAAACAACAAGGATACAACAAGGTCTTATCGGTCGGAAGCAACAACCGTACAGAAAGCATGCCTTTGCTGAACGCTAATTTTGATGCAAACTATAAAGGGAATAAGAAAAAAGATTATAATATCGTACTGACAACGGAAGTCTTGGCAGAAGGTGTCAATTTGCATCGAGCCAATATCGTTGTGAATTATGATACTCCTTGGAACTCCACACGCCTAATGCAGCGCATTGGCCGTGTGAACCGCATTGGCAGCGTTGCCAAGGACATCTATGTTTACAACTTTTTCCCAACGGAAAAGGTGAACAATGATATCGAACTTGTGAAAAAAGCCAAGATGAAACTCTTTGCATTCCATGCAGCCTTGGGAGAAGACAGTCAGATATATTCTGATGAAGAAACCCCTGAAAGCTTTGGTTTGTTTGACAAGAGCCTTGAGGAAGAACGCGATGAGAAGTTAAGCTATTTAATGTGGTTGAGGAAACTAAAAGAAGAATATCCCGATTTGTTGAAGGCAATAGCAAAAATGCCTTTGCGTGCCCGTGTAGGCAGAAGAACCGCTAATACAGACAAATCAACATTGGCATTTATTCGTAACAACAAAAGAGATGCCTTCACTCTTGTTCATAAAGATGGGAAAATGGAAGAACTTACTTTCCTTGAAGCTGTAAAAATATTTAAGGCTGATGTGAATGAGCAAGCGATTCCGTTGCATAAACTTCATCATTTCCAAATTGGTAAAGCACTTGAAAATTTTTCTGAAAGAGCAGAAGCAGAAAAAGGGAATAGCCTTAAAGTTAATCCCACGCAGGGACCAAACGAGAAAAAGGCCATAGCTTATCTTGATAGTTTCCTGACTATACAAAATATTTCCGAAAAAGAAGCAGAGCTAATCCGACAAGCGAAGAGAGCAATTACAACTGGTAAGTTCCAACAGCTGCAACGAGAAGTGAACAAACTGAAAACAGCAACAAAGAAAGCACCAATAAAATTATCCGTTCTTCTTGAACAAATGATGAAAATTCTTTCATCATACCCTTTATTAACAGAGCAGAATATTGCTTCTGGCGATGTTACTGTAAAAGGACAACAGCAAAGAGGTTCGCTTAATCCAGAAATTATTATTTCTGAAAGTTTCTGTTCTTGATTATGAGTGAAACTAATCGTATAGAATACAAATTGGAGTTTACTCCCGATTTGGATATAGAGAAAGAAGTGATAGCCTTTCTGAATTACAAGGAAGGGGGATACATATATATAGGTGTAGATAAAAACGGAAACACTGTGGGAGTCGATGACGTAGATACCTGCATGTTACGGTTGAAAGATCGCATCAAAAACAATATATCCCCTTCGGTCATGGGGCTTTTCGATATATCAGCAGAAGACCGAAACGGCAGCTCGGTCGTGAAGATTACCATTGCAAGCGGTATTGAAAAACCTTATTTCAAGTCCAAGTATGGCATGACCTCCAAAGGGACATTCATTCGGATGGGTACTTCTGCAGAGCCCATGCAGCAACAGCTGATTGATCGTTTGTTTGCTATGCGTACACGAAATTCCATTGGGCGGATTATCTCCAATAGGCAGGATTTATCTTTCGAACAGTTGCGCATTTATTACGATGAGCGTGGCAAACGGCTGAACGAGAATTTCAAGCGTAGCTTAGAACTATTGACAGAGGACGGAAAACTTAACTATGTAGCTTATTTGCTGGCTGATGAAAACAACAACTCTATAAAACTTGCCAAGTATTCAAGCCTTGACAGATGTGATTTGATAGAGAATAATGAATACGGCTATTGCTCATTGATAAAGGCAACTAAAAGCGTACTGGAAAAGTTAGACATAGAGAATAAAGTCTTTGCAACTATCACCTCCGCAGAACGAGACGAGACCCCTTTATGGGACAAGATAGCCTTGCGCGAGGCTGTCGTCAACGCCATTGTACATAACGACTATTCGTTTGAGGTGCCGCCCAAGTTTGAAATATTCCCAGACCGCATTGAGATAACTTCTGCTGGAAGATTGCCCGAATCATTAAGTTGTGAGGAATTCTTTAATGGAATTTCCATACCACGCAACAAAGAATTGATGCGCATCTATCGTGATTTGGATTTGGTAGAGTCATTGGGCTCTGGCATCCCTCGTATACTCAGATCCTATGGTAGGGATTGTTTCTCATTTACAGATAATTTTGTCCGTATTACTTTCCCCATATCCAAGAAATCTCAGCAACAGGTTTCCACTATTGATGTTGAGGAAAGTGTACAAGTTAGTGTGCAACTTAAATCGTTGATAATCAGTATAAGTAAGCAGACCCTATCAGTTGATGAAATCTTGCAAGTGTATAAGCAAGTGTACAAGCTTGTGTATAAGTCGCACTGGTATTTTAAAAAGAAATTCATTCTCCCAGCTATGCAGCAAGGCTGGATAGAGATGCAATATCCCGACAAGCCCAATCATCCCCAACAGAAATATAGGCTTACGGAAAAGGGATTGCTGTTACTCAATACTTTTATTCAACAAAACGAACAAAAATAAAGAAGATATATGGAAAAGACTGAACTAAGAAATAAATTGAAAGAGAATTTCAATCTTGAAACGTGGAAAAACATTCTTGGCAAAATGTTTCATAAGATTGACTATCTTTCTGTTCCGAACTCGATAGAAGACAAGTCCGTAAGAAATGGCGGACAAATAGGAACGATACGTCTTGATGACAACCGTTCATTGGCACTCTTTGCAATAGAAGTTGCCGATAATATCGACATTGCCCGCAACAGAAAAGGACTACGCAATATAGCCATAAGATATATTGACCAAGACATCATTCACGGCATATTGGTTTTCTATTATTCGAAGAAACAAATAGACTATCGCCTCACTTTCGTCTCAAAAACAACTGTACTCAATGAGATGGGAGAGTTCCAAACAGAAGAAACAGCCCCGAAACGCTACACTTTCTTACTGGGCGGGAACGAGCCATGTACCACCGCAGCCATCCGTTTATATGAATTGGTGAAGAAAGAAAACGTAATATTATCAGATGTTACCGATACTTTCTCAGTAGAGCGACTCAACAAGGACTTCTTCAAAGGTTATAAAGACCGTTATAAAAAATTCTGTGATTTCCTTACAGGAAATGCGAAGGACAATCGCGACTATGTGAAAAAACTACTCGGTCGTCTTGTCTTTCTGCAATTCTTGCAGAAAAAAGGCTGGATGAGCGTACCTGCAAGTAGCAAAGCATGGGAAGGTGGTGACAAAGCATATATGCAAAAACTTGTCGAGCATTATAAGGACAACGACAGATTATTGAGCGATGTACTGGAACCACTTTTCTTCAATACGCTAAACGAAGCCAGACCCAACGACATCGCCGACGCACGTCTTGGCGACAACATCAAGATACCTTACCTGAATGGTGGCCTTTTTGACAAGGATGCTTTGGATAATAGGGATATAGATTTTCCTTACTCCTATTTTCAAGAACTGATGGAATTCTTTTCAGAATACAATTTCACCATTGACGAAAACGATCCCGATGATGCAGAAGTAGGCATTGACCCAGAGATGTTGGGACATATCTTCGAAAACCTGTTGGAGGACAACAAGGACAAGGGAGCATTCTATACGCCAAAGGAAATAGTCCAGTATATGTGCCGTGAAACCATTGTGCAGTATCTGAAGTCTCATATTGATGAACAGTTATATCCATCCATTGAGGCTTTGATTAAACAGGGGGTTGTTGACACAAAACTTCAAAGTAAGACCAAAGCCAATGAGATATACAATCTGCTCAAGACTGTAAAGGTATGCGACCCAGCCATCGGCTCGGGTGCCTTTCCTATGGGGATACTCAATGTACTCTATCATGCTCGTATGCAACTCTATGGTTTTCTCAAGTCCACCGAAGATTTCTCTCATGCAAAGGTGAAACGAGATATTATACAGAATAATATCTTTGGAGTAGATATAGAACAAGGTGCAGTAGATATAGCCCGCCTCCGCTTTTGGCTGGCTTTGGTGGTCGATGAAATGATGCCACAACCATTGCCCAACCTTGACTATAAGATAATGTGTGGAAATTCACAACTATGTCGCTATCCTCTTGATATGCCCATAGAAGGTGTCTTTGTTGAATATAATCGAAAAGGGAAAGAAAAAGCGTCTAAGGAGGGACAGCAATGGGAAAACTTTACACTTGATACTTACAAAAGTTTGGTAACATCTTATACAGAAGAGCATCTGAACAAAACAACTCTGCGTTCTAAGATAGTGGAAATAAAAGATTGCTTCAAGACAACGCTTGCGCGTGGTGACATTAAAAAGCGTCAAGCAGCGGAACGGTTAGTTGCGGAATATGAAGAGACGCCTATGTTTGGAGAGCGTAAGGCAATACTTGACCCTGATGGTTACAAGAAAGCTAAAAGCAAACTTTCGAGAATGAAAAAACAGGAAGAAGATATCTTGAACAATAAGAATTATCAGAACTCTTTTGAATGGAGGTTTGAATACCCACAGCTGCTTGATGAGAATGGAGCCTTTACGGGCTTTGATATAATCATAGCTAATCCTCCCTATATCAAAGAGGGGAGAATGTCCAAGACTTTCTTTGAACCTTATAAGGCATCTCCTTATTACAAAGGCAAAATGGATATATGGTATCTTTTCGCATGTAATTGTATAGACTTGCTGAAAGATAATGGTTCGTTATGTTTTATTGCCACCAACAACTGGACAACAAGCTTTGGTGCAAGCACATTACGGAACAAAGTAATAAAAGAAACTCGCATTTGCAAACTTATTGATTTCGGAGCTGTAATGATGTTTGAAAGTGCAAGCATTCAAACAATGATTATGCTGTTTAATAAAGATAAGGTTACAGATGATTATTCCTTTGATTATAGACGGCTCATAACAAGCAATGCAACAGAAAAAGACGCTATCGCTTTATTAGATGGCACTTCTACTAACTCTGTGTGTTTTCAGCCTGTGGTAAGAAGGGGAAGTTATATAAATAACACTCTAACTTTTTCGGCGAATCATAATATATTTGCTCTATTTAATAGAATCAACGACAAAATTTATTTGCAAAATAAAGAGATAGCCCAAGGAATAGTTTTCCCACAAGATGTATTAAATGCAAAAAGTCAAAGAAAAATGGGTTGTCAATATAAAGTTGGACAAGGTGTTTTTGTCTTATCTGATATAGAAAAAGAAGAACTTAATTTGAATAATATAGAATTATTTTTAATTAAACCATATTATACAACAGCACAAATAGATCGGTATCGGGTAAATACTCATAATACTTTATGGACCATATACACAAATTCAACATATAAAAGTATATATAGTTTGGATGATATGCCTCATATCAAGAACCATTTGGATCAATTCCAATGTATTATCACCTCAGACAACAAGCCTTATGGTCTACATAGAGCTCGCGAGGAACGCTTCTTTGTAAAAGAAAAAATTATTGCACTAAGAAAGTCTGTTGGTAGACCTAAATTCGCATTTTGTAATTTTCCATGTTATGTTTCTCAAACATTTAATATTATCCAGACAGATAGAGTTGATATGAAATACCTAACAGGTCTTCTAAACTCTAAGTTGATAGAATTTTGGCTAAGAAACAAAGGTAAGATGCAAGGTTCCAACTTCCAATTGGATAAGGAACCGTTGTTGCAAATTCCTATAGCTGTGCCATCAAAAGAAATGCAAAGTCTAATAGCAAAATTGGTAGATTGCATTATCCTGATCAATAATGTTCATGATGCACGTATAAATAAATTCGTTTCAAATGAGTATTTAGCCAAGATGTTTGAACAGCTCATTGATGGATGTGTTTATGAAATATACTTGGGTGAAGAACTGCATCGCATAGATACCTATGTGTTCGACACGATAAGAAATATTGTAGAGAATGCCAGCATTAACAACGAAAATTTGGCATCTGTATCTGATTTGTATAAGTCTATAGAAGAAACAGGTCTTCTTCAGAAGTTGGACAATCTGGAACATTATAGTCCCGACATTTTCAAACCGATCATAATGAACTAATATGGCAAGTATAAAAGAAATTGAGATAGCAGGCTTTAAGGCTTTTCCTAACAAATTTAGTCTTGCATTAGACAAGAATTTACTGTTGTATGGTGAAAACGGAAGTGGAAAATCTTCTATTTATTATGCACTCCACGCTTTGTTGCAAAGCGTCTATAAATCAGACAAAGGAGCAAAGTATTTTAGACATGAAGATAGCGAGGAAAATCTCATCAACATCTATAAGTTGGATGATGTTAAAAACAACGGATTTAAACCGCATATTAAGATAACACTTGATAACGATCACCAGTGGGTACTTAGCCGTGGTGGTCTTTCATCTACCCCTGATACAGCTGATGATTCAGAACTGCGATTACTAAACAAAACAAGCGCATTCATCAACTATTCTTATATTTCTCGATTCCGTTCTGCAAGAAATTCAGAAATAATAAATTTATGGAATGTCTTTATTAAAGATATTCTGCCTTTCTATGTTCCGACAGGTACAGATATGACTCTTGCTGATGCCTATTATAATCTTGTGGAAAATCCCTATCCATATAGAGTGAGAAGAGATATAGACGGTTTTAATGATAATTTATCTAAGTTTATAAATGAGATTAACCGTAATGCTTCTGATATATATAATAAATATTTTAAGGATGAAGATGAGGTAGATACACTGATACAAGTCAAATATGCGAGAGATGATGACGAAATAGAAAACCCACATCATGAAGAACTCCAACTGTCTTTTAAAAAGCCAACCGCAAAGAGTGCTTATGCTTGGCGTTATCCTAAAATAGGTCTTCATATAGAAGTTGATAATATCATTATTCAGAAACCTCAATCCTTCTTCAATGAAGCACGTTTAACGGCAATAGCATTAGCTATTCGCTTTGCCTGCTTACAAAGTGGAAAGCCACAAGAGGGACAATTTCTTGCTCTTGATGATATGCTTATCAGCCTTGATATGAGTAACCGTATGAAAGTGATAGATTATTTACTTTCTGAATGTAACCAATATAAAATTTATCTTTTCACACATGATAGAGCTTTTAACAACTTTATATGGAACAAAATTTCAAAAAAAGGGTATAAGAATCAATGGCTACACAAAAGGATTTATATGCACCATTCTGCACCTATGCTAATAGACGAAGATGATGATTGTATTTCTAAAGCAAAGAGGTTTTATGAGATTCAAGATTATGAGTCTTCAGCAATATACTTGAGAAAGAGTTTGGAAGAAACTATAGGCAATTTACTTCCATACGAATTGAAAACAAGGGCTGATGGTAGTTTTGCTACTTTAGAAACGTTATGGCAAAAACTGATTAAATACTATTCAGATAATGGAAAAAGCATTGATAAAAATACACAAAAAGTATTTGATGATTCAAAGCTTCTAATCCTAAATCCTGCTGCACATTTCCAAAGATTATCAAATCCTATTTATAAAAAAGAATTGGAAATGACTTTTGATTTGCATACACAACTATCGCACATTGATAGGATAGAAAATATGCTCTGCATTGAAAAAGGAAAAATATTTAATTTTACTCATCCTACCAAACCCTATAAATGTGATTTTTCAATAGACAAAGATTTTATACTGGAGCAAGGAGATAGGCTTATTAGTGTAATGCCCAAATGTAAAGATATACAATGGAACTATAATGGGATTATGTATTATGATTTTGAGAAAGGAGGAGAAAATCAGAATCATCCTTTAAAAACAGCAACTCCAAAATTGAATAACTTCATTGAAGGGCTCAAAAAGTTACCATTAGAGATTACTGAAGAAATATTTTGGGCAAATTGTAAAGTTGACAACACCCCATTAAAAGATTTTTTTGGTGGGGTTAATATAACCTCATTGATGTTGGCTTCTGCAAAAAATAGAAATACAAAACATTAATATTCCTGATAAGGTAGAATGATTTTCAGTTCAACAGCTTCAAACAACAAATAGGATTATCCTTTCTGCCAAGTTTGGAGATGGGATGACTTAGTAGCTGAGTGATCGAAGAAAATAAATATTGGAAGAGGTAACTTTCTAATAAGGAGGATAATAAATGTTCCAAGAGATAAAGAAAAATATAAAAATGGCAGTATTATCTGAATACAAACTTATAATTTGTATTCTTGCAGTGTTGATTGTATTTTGGAAAATCATCAATACGCTAATATCCGAAAGCATTGTAAATATAACAGAGACTGTAGCTGATAATAATATGATAGTTGCTCTTATATTTTTCTTATGCCCGGTATTTACTGTATTTATAAGATTTGATTCTCTGAGAAGTGAAACTAAGATTTTTTCCCAAAGACATTTATGGGAATTTTTCTTGTTTGCAATTTACCTGCTTTTTAAGCGATTAGGAAACTTTGACTTTTATTCCTATTGCGGAATTAGTTACGTCTCATATTCATTTATTGGATTGCTTTTTACAGAATTAGGATTATATTGCTTATATAGAAAGGATTTTCACATTCTTGCCAGCCTTTATAAAGCGACACATCCTTTTTTCATAGATGCTCCCACCACAGATGACAGTTATGATAGGAAAAATTTTCTTAAAACGCTATTGGATAAAATCCTTTCAACATTCGATAACAGATATTTTGTAGAAAATCCCAATGCTTTCACAATATTGCTTAGTGAATCTTTTGGAATAGGGAAGACTTCTTTCTTGTTCCAAGTAAAAAAAGCCATTAGGGAGGAAGAATATAAGAATAAAATAATTTATGTAGAATTCAGACCTTGGCTTTGCGAAAAGCCAGAAACAATTGTTACGGAATTTTTTTCAGTTCTGCATCAGGAACTTGACAAACATTTTGTCCTGCCAAAAGGAATGTTCTCTTCCTATCTATCCTTGCTTGTAGAAAATGCTCCAAACACGTATTATTCTTTCATGCTAAAATCATTACATAAGAAAAGATCCTTATCAGAAGAGCATGACAGAATAATGAAGTTCCTCAAACAGATAGATAGACCTATCCTTATCTCCATTGACGATGTAGATAGATTACACGATGATGAGGTAAAGGTGGTGATAAATCTTATAAGAGACACGGCTGACTTCCCTAACCTTTTCTATATAGTTGCTGCTGATAAAAAGAATCTGTGCCTGTCAATGGAACGTTTGGATATAAAAGCCCCAGAGAGATTTCTGAAAAAGTTTATCAATTTTGAATGTCTTTTCCCTGCAAACGATGCTGTATTAAAACAGTTGTTCCGAGAAAAATTAGACAGCCTTTTAAGGAAATATAGTTGTACAGGTTCTAAAGACCTTATAATAAACAGTATCCTTGAAATTGATAATATAATAGATGCTTTTGAAACTCCAAGAGATATTGTGAGATTCCTCAATATCTTTACTTTTGCTATGGATTGTATAGAAAGAAATGAGATAATGAATGAAATTAACGTTGCAGATCTATTTGCCATATCACTTATACAATATTTAGAGATAGGGTTATATAAAATACTTAGAGATGATGATGGTTTGCTTTTGTCATACGATAACTCGACAAAATCATTAAGTATATCGTCATCATACAAATCTGTATTTGAGCATCCCATATTTGCGCACATAAATGAAAAGACCAAGGGAGAAGAGCACCATGTTATCATATCAGATATAGATGATGTTATTGCAGAAATATCAGCCCAGAAACAAATAGTATATCGGTATGTGGTATATTTTTTGTTTGATCAGCAAAGAAAAGACATCAACGGTTATTCAATGCGTTATGTGGATTCTTATTTCAGATATTTTGCTTTTACAAAGAAACGAACTCAAATATCAGGAGCCAAAGTTCGTGCTGTATTCTCTCCCGCATATGAAGAATTATATAAAATAGAGATTAAAGACATCATACAGCATAATCAAGAAAATTCTTTTATACATAATACAAGTAAATGGTATCATACATTTGATGATTCTAAAATTGAAATCCTTAAAAAACTTTCCACCTTTGTTGCCTTGCTATGCGAATTAAAACCTGAAAATGTCAGTGCTGATAAAACTCAGGTAAAAGCTCTGAATATAAAATATTTTATGGAAGCTTATGAAATTCATAAACTTTTGGTACAAATCTATTTTAACGAACTTAAATCTTACCCTTCGGCTATTGTTAGTCAAGAAGAATTTGAAAAAAGATATGGCAAAGACAGAAATGACTTTGATGAATATATTAAAACTCGAAAATATGAAATAAATTTCATTTCCATAGTTTTGAACAAAATCAGTATAAATAAAGAGTATTCATTACTCGGTAATGACAACATAGAAAGGTGGTCAAGACAGATTATTGATAATTACATAGTAGAATTGAAAAAGTATGATAAAGAACATACTTTCTCCAGAAATAATCTTTATACTATCAGCCATGTGGCTGTATTAGACACTTATTATTGGATAGACAGCTTTAAAGATTATATTAAGGAATCCTCATATTTTATGGACTGGATAGCAAGAGTCGCATCCTATGAAAATAATATGTGTGATTGGAATGAGTTATTAAGACAACAACTTAATTTCCCACATTGGCAAAATCATGAAATTTGGAAACAAATCATTACTAATAGTAATTATAAAGAAACCCCTGTTTTAACGGATCTAATGGAAATATTAAATAAAGACTTAAAGTCACTGAATAAATCTACGCATCCATATCTTGATTTTGTTGAAAGCTATTGGAAGAATAATGATATGTATAAATAAGATAGATGCGGCTTATATGACAAAAATGTGCATAATTTAGAGACGTTTTCTTTTATGTGACAAAAATGTGCATGGAATCTTCTGTGTTCCGTTTATCTACTAGGCTTGTGCCCTTTTATTAGGTTCTGGATGAATATCTTTCTTCTCTCCACACTCATACCCCTGTGCAGGTTCAATTTTATCTTCAATTCAGAGTTTAGTGATTCCAAGGCATTATTCGTGTTCGGGATGTTCAGCTCTGGGTGGTCGTACCACGTCCACAGCCACGGCATGTTCCTCTTCAGGCTCAGATATGCGCTACGCACGGCCTTGTGTGTGTAATGGGACTTCCCGTCTGGCGATACCGTCCGTTCCCCTATGAAATCCTCCCATTTTGCGTGCCACGCCTCCAAGGCTCCGACGAACGATTCCTTGTCCGTGTGGCATAACATAAGCGTGAGCCTGAGCAATTCCCGAGAGGCTTCCAGCTTGGGTCTGGAAGTCAGCTTGGCCTTGACTGTCATCACCTGGTGAAACTGACAAAGCTGGAATTTATACCTGGGGAACATCTTCCTGAGCCCCTTGAAGCCATCCGCAACGATAGCCAATATGGTGTGTCCGAGTGAATTGAGATATGTGATTCCCTCCCAATAGTCCTCCAGACGTTCATGCCTGTCTATGAACTTGTACCAAAGCACCTCGCCGCTTAGCGAATCCTTCATGATCACCACGCCGAAGTTGCGTCCCCAATAGGTTGTGTCCATCAGAACCACTATGGGACGCGCGCGGCATGTGGGAAGAAAAGCCTTGTAGGTCTTCGACAGCCTGCGGTAAACAGTCCTCGTGGACACAGCGTACTCCGTGGCCAAATCCTCGACGGTGAGATTGCCTTTTGAGTAACGGGTGTTCACTGTTTCTTCGGTGAGCCGCTTGTGACCTACAAATGTCCGGCCACAGGACTTGCAATACCAACGCTGACGGTTCTTGTGAAAGTCGCGTTTTACCACCGATTTTGAGCCGCAATAAAAGCAGATTTTTTGCCATAAATATATAAATGGAACAAAGGTAATGATTTACAAGTAGTTGAAACGTTTTTATGCACATTTTTGTCACATTAGCCATAGATGCAGAAAGCATTTTATACCCTCTATTTCTATCTACAATAGTAACACTATACTATATTGTTTCTATAATGTTCTTCCAGCAGCCTTTCCAAATCCGACTCCTTATAAAGTATCTTCCCTGCAAACTGCGTATAGGGAATAACTCTCCGGTCCCGATAGTCCTGTAAGGTGCGAGGGCTGATATACAGTCTCTCGCATACTTCTTTACCTA